CAGATTTAACCTGAACCAAATATCCTTCAGCATTTTCATAAAAAATATCTGATTTATCTGCTGAGATAATTTCTCCACGCAGAGTTTTTGAGTTATAGATTTTACCAATTAGTAAATCTTGTATTGTATATAAGTTAGCCATTGTTAGCCACTTCCTTTCGTTATAGCCGATATTATACACGAGCCCACCGACAATTTGCATATTACTTGTGAGTAATTCCATATTTTGAGACGCTCAACTTGTGTGTTGTTAATCACATGCGACACGCCCGACACGCCACGACACGCCCGAAATTTCAGGGTATTCTTATAATGTGTCTTAAATCACAAAATGCCCCCACAGCCTTTGTGGGCGCTTTAGCTTTTGTCAAGGCGACACGCCGTCTATGTCCTGTGAATTACCTCACACTATAACCGATAAGATCGCATGACCTACCCTCTGCGGTATCCTTACAGTTGCCATAGATAGGATCTAATAGGGCGGTGAAACCTATTAGCCCTATTGCTAGGGCTAAAGATAATCTAATCATTACTTACGACCTCTCCACAATTTAACACCAACTACAACAACTAATGCGGTAGCAATACTAAGCCAGTTAAACTCTAAATAAATCCATTCAGTAGAAACCATTAAACCTAAGTTGCTTACTTCTAAATCAAAATAAATCATTACTCTACACCTTCCCAATCTAGTGTTAATTCTTGCTCTGTTAATTCATCAAGGCTAATCATGTCCTCATCAAATAACACTTCGTTATTGTGTTTATCTATCGCCTCTAATTCGTCAAGGTGGCGATAAGCGTCTGATACATCGGCTTGGATAGTATCCCATTTAGTCATCATTTATTTATTCTCCTGCTCTATTGTATGGACTAAGTATGTAAATTTTAATGATGGCTTAACTTCGTTAAGTTCATCAATTAGAGCGATGATCTCCTTCATGCTCTTAGCGGTTAGCGTGCCCTTCATTAAAGAGCCTTGCCAAATTGTGTAAGTGATAGTCATTATTAAAACCCCCAACAATCTGAGCAGATTACTGTATCGCTCTCGTCGTAGAATATAGAGGACATCTCTATATCGCATACCTTACATTGTAAGGTGATTAGTGTGTCATTCATTTTCTGTCCTTCTTTCGTTGTTGTTAATAAATTAAGCCTAGCATAAGCCACCGACAATCGGTGGCGACACGCCCTAGAGCGTGGAGTGAGATACCTCACACTCGCTAGAGCATGACGGCGTTTGAGCCAATAGTAGGCGTAGCAGACCTCTACGCTCATTGTTAGTTAAACCCATGCGGGCTACTGTAGAGGGGTTAATTCCCCCATGATTATATTCAAACAATAGTTCGTTATAGATTAAGTCTAGGTTAGACATGTTAGACATATAGTTATCCTTTCATTGATTACTTATAGTATAAGTCTACACACAGGCACTGACATTTATCAAGTCGCAAATCGGACATGTCGGACATTTTGAAAGTTAATTTTAGAAATTAGCGTGAGGTTAATCACATATGGTCGCTCTATTTGGACAAATCAGACATTTTAAATGTATGCATCATACAAATTAAAATCCTATTAACATTTTCATAAATCTGAATTACTGGTCAACTAGGATTATAAATGTTATAATAAATAAATTGGAGATTAGCTCAGCAGGCAGAGCGGGAAGCTGTTAACTTCTAGGTCCTAGGTTCGAATCCTAGATCTCCAGCTTAGCACCAGTAGCCAAGTTGGTTAAGGCACCGAACTCATAATTCGGCTATCGTAGGTTCAAGTCCTGCCTGGTGTACTTTGCGAATATTGCATAGTGGTAGTGCGTAACCTTGCCAAGGTTAATGTGAGAGTTCGATTCTCTCTATTCGCTCTCTTGACCTAACAAAATCTATTATGCTACAATTCTAGCCTTGGACAGTTTTCGGAGATAATATCAAGGGGTTAAACTCCAAGTGCGACAATGACGGAAGTGTTATTAGTCTTGGCTTATATATCCAATATAAGTTCAACCGATGAATTGCGGGTTTACTACCTTTAGACAATTTCGGGGATCCTTTAAAGATTTAAGGGGTGTAGGGGTTGTATGCTCTAAATCTGGAAGTATCCAATAAAAAGAAAATATAATACATATACTCAAAAATAAAAATTCTATTAACATTTAATATTATCTAATATTCTAGTCAACTAAGATATATATCTACATTATAATAATTAAAAGATATACTTAGGGTATGAAGTCGGAGAAGACGACTGATCGCAAACATAAGGCTCATCTGATTAAATATATTCAGGAGCTAAAATCATCTACTCCTTGTTTAGACTGTAAAATCTCATATCCATACTACGTAATGGACTTTGATCATGTTCGTGGGCGGAAGCAAAAAAATGTTATGGAACTTGTATCTACTCTATCCAAAAAGAAGATAGATGAAGAGATAGCTAAATGTGAGATAGTATGTTCAAATTGTCATAGAGTAAGAACTCATAAAAGAAAAGCGGGGAAAAGTGAAAGACCTACAAAATAAACTCCTATCCAGTATATTAATCATAACCCTAGCCTATATCTTCTTTGCTCTATTTGTCTAACTATATTCTAGTTGACTAAGATATTATATATAGATTACTTATCCTGGTATTGAGGTTATCTCTAGGATTATCCTTGTTAATATATATAGGGGGATATTGATGGCTATCTGATTTCACCCGCCGATTTTAAAATAGCCCATATCGGCCTTCTAAGGCCCTTATGGCAAATCTTTAGGGATAGATGGTGGGTATATGTGGAATATGGGGAAAGGGTCTCTATCTCGCCGAAGCACTTTTTTCGCACTTTACGTCAAATTAAAAATTAATTTTCGGCTATGTAATATCCAGCAATATGAAAGTTATCTTGTTGATCTAGATTAAATGGAACATTATGCTCAAAAGGCACATCTCGACCGTTTGATGCTGTAGAAAAAAGAAGCATTTGATTTGACCCAGCAAGAACGTGTCCAGATATAGAGTATTGAGTTGATGCAGATATATCATGTATACACCCGTCTCTAAATATATAAGAAGAATGTGATGGGAATGGAAGAGTTATATAATACTGTCCAGTTCCAAAAGATGTTATGTTGTCAAAATCTACCTGTACTTCAAAATGAACCATTCTATAAAATTTTGAAAAATGACCACTAAATGCAGGTCCAACTATAACTGGCTGGGTTCCAGTGGTTCCCCCAGATGGAGTAAACTCTTTTTCTATTATCCCAGGATCTGTTATTTGTATACTTGTCATTCTCTGTCCTGGATAAATATAGATACTTGAACGCCAGAATCTCCGACCGCCCATAAATCATCACCATTAGCCATTTCTATTGTAAATGATTGAGCTGGGTAAAGTTTATGTCCAAAATTTGCTGTAGTTACATTAAGATTTCCAAGATATGCATATCCAGTAGTCATTATATTTTGAACAGATAGGGTACACCTAGAGTCTATAGTTTCACGGATATTTAATCTTTGAGGAGTTGAATTTAATGTAATAATTCTATGTTTTAGCTGCATTATCTTATTATACCCCTTATAAAACACAAAACCCAATCAGAGGCGGATCCGATTGGGCAGTGCTAGTTCTTGCGAACTAAGTATGGGGAACATTGTGGGATGCTACGACCCATACTTGTTTATTATAAAATACTTATTTTTCTAAGTCAAGGATATCTTGAACAAATTCTGTATCAAGATCCTCAGATTCTTCTTGCGGGGTAAATGAAGGGGAGGGTCCAAGTAGATATCCCTCTTCATGATATTTAATCATTTTTTCAGTTTTTTCAGGATCTACCTTATTAGCCATAATAGTCAACATGTCATAAATTCTATGAAGCATGATGTAGTTAACCATAGGTAGATTATCTTCTAAGCTTTGAGACTGTTGATCAGACATTTTTTGCTACCTTTATTTTTTCTAGGATATCTTCATAGAACTTAATTCCTATGAAATTTTGATAATTACAGGATAAACAATATAAGAACTCTTTATCATCTGAAGTTATGTTAGGCATTAGAAGGCCCTGATCCATTGGACATTCAAGTCTAGGAACAAGGCCCTCTTCTGATAAAGCTATATATCTAGATACGTTCTGTATCTTTCCCAATATTGCTCCTTAAGCTTTTGGAAACTTATCCACAAGTTTCTTTGCTAGTCCTATTGAATTAGGCCAAGCCGACCAATCTTTTCCGCCCTTGGTCATATAGTACGTTATCTCTGCGTTCGTTACTGGATCAAATAATTCCTTATTTGAAACTAAATTAAATTTTTCTAATCTTGATACTCCCAGTTGCCCGATCATATTGATTTGAAAAATCCCATAAGATTTATCACCTGTTGATTTGTTGTCATTTAAAGCCAAAGGTCTCCCATTTGACTCCACTGTTGCAACAGACCAAGCTATTTTTAAAGCATTTCCTTCAAATCCTACAGCCCATAATAAATCTCTTAAATCATCGACTGGAAGCATTTCAGAATGCTTATAAGTATCATTGCTGAACTTATTTAGTATTTCTCTTTTTAGTTGTTTTTCGGTTTTTTGCACCTCTACAGGTACAGTTATTAATGCTTGAGTTGCAGTTGGTCCAGGCTGGACGGAAAATAGAAATAATGTTATCATTCCTATTGCAGTCCAATTATGAACAACATCGCTCAAACGTTGTTTGATTCTCTCCATTGGCATTTCCTCCTTTAGAGATAACGAACTATAATAGTAGCATTAACTAGCAAAACGTGTCAACCTAGTTGACCAGAAAGAATTAATGAATATTTCATTTTCAACACCAATTGTTAACATAAAAGGAGAAAATGGATATGGTTATGCTGGAAGAAGTATAGTTAATTCATTAAACTCTTTAGGACATTTTGTCCCATTTCAAGATCCAAAATCTTTAGTTCAATTAAATTTTTCACAACCAGATCTTTTTAAATTACATAGAAAACAATATCAAATTGGATATACTCCATGGGAGTCAACAGTTATTCCAACAAGATGGCATGACAATATAAAAAATTGCGATGAATTCTGGACGACATCAGATTGGTGTGCAAATGTATTTGAAGATAATGGATTTAATAATGTAAAAGTATTTCCACACGGAATAGATCCAATGTGGACTCCTAAAAAAAGAGAAGAAAAAGAAACTTTAAAATTTTTGCATATAGGGGAGCCATCTCCTAGAAAAGGCGGGCAGCTAGTAGTAGATGCATTTGGATACCTATTTGGTAATAAGCCAGGATATTCTTTAACAATAAAAGCTTTTAACTATAGTACAGCTAGGGTATTTAATAATTATATAGATAAAAATATTATAGGTTTGCCTCACGAAATATATAACAATGTGTTTTTAAATAACTCTGTATTAAATGATGAGGAGCTTGTTAGGCTTTACCATAGCCATGATGTTTTAATCTATCCAAGTTATGGAGAAGGTTTTGGATTTATCCCGCTTCAGGCTCTAGCAACAGGAATGCCTACCATATCTACATTTCATTGGGCACAGTATAAAGATTACATTGGTCCACTAAAATTAAAATCGGAATTAGTAGAATCTCCTTGGGATTATATGCATGAAGGTAAAGTTTATGAGCCAGACTATCAACATCTACTTGAGCTTATGAGAGATGTAAGTTTAAATTTTAAAGCATATTCATCTTATTACTATACTCAGTCAACTAAAATTCATGAAGAATATAATTGGTTACGGTTGACCAATAATGCATTTGACCATATTTTTAAAAAATTCTTATAACCTCTTTCCATTATAAATAAAGTTTGATACACTTAGAACTCATTTAAAAAAATAATCAAACCGCTGGGCGGAGAAAAAGGTCTATATGTCAACAGTTATTGAAAACCCGTACGAAAATTTTATTGCGTTATCTCGTTATGCAAGGTGGATTCCAGAGGATAATCGTAGAGAAACTTGGGGAGAAACAGTAGATCGTTATTTTAGTTTTATGCTTGATCATTTATTTAAAGAGTACTCATATGAACCATCAAGCAAACTAATCCAGGAATTAAAAGAAGCAGTTCTTAATAGAAATGTTATGCCCTCAATGAGAGCGGTAATGACATCTGGTGCAGCATTAGAAAGAGATCATGTTGCAGGATATAACTGTTCTTTTGTTCCAGTAGATTCACCAAGATCATTTGATGAAACAATGTATATTCTTATGTGTGGAACTGGAGTAGGATTTTCTGTTGAGTATAAGTATATTAATAAACTTCCTGCCGTTCCAGAATCTTTAGAAAAATCAACAACAGTTATTTCTGTAGAAGATTCAAAACAAGGTTGGGCAAAAGCATATCGTGAATTGCTAGCATTACTTTGGTCTGGACAAATTCCAGCAATTGATGTAACTAAACTTAGACCAGCAGGAGCAAGACTTAAAACTATGGGCGGAAGATCTTCTGGCCCACAACCACTTATTAATTTATTTGATTTTACAATTAAAGTATTTAAAAACGCAGTTGGAAGAAACTTAAAACCAATTGAGTGTCATGATATTATGTGCAAAATTGGAGAAGTTGTTGTAGTTGGCGGAGTGCGTAGATCTGCAATGATTTCATTATCTAATATTAATGATATTGAAATGGCAGCAGCTAAATCAGGAAATTGGTGGGAAAATAGTCCACAGAGAGCATTATCAAATAACTCAGTTGCTTATTCTAGAAAACCAGAAATGGCGCAATTTATAACAGAATGGAAAAATCTTTATGACTCAAAATCTGGAGAGCGTGGAATCTACAATGTTGCTGCAGCTCAAGCACAAGCAGCTAAATATGGAAGACGGGATCCTGAAATACACTATGGAACAAACCCTTGTTCGGAAATTATTTTGCGTCCTTACCAGTTTTGTAATCTTTCAGAAGTCGTATTACGTGAAAAAGATACAATTGAGGATGTCGAAAATAAAGTAAGACTTGCCACTATTTTAGGAACATGGCAGTCCACCTTAACAGACTTTAAATATCTGCGTAAAATTTGGAAAGATAACACAGAAGAAGAAAGACTGCTAGGTGTATCTTTAACTGGCCAATTTGGACATAAGTTTTTTTCTGGAAAACAAGGTCTAGATAAATTAGAATCTACACTAGTTTCTCTTCGTGAGCAGGCAAGAAAAACAAATAAAGAAGAGGCTAAAAAAATTGGCATACAGGAATCGGCAGCAATTACTTGCGTTAAGCCTTCAGGAACAGTATCTCAATTAGTTGGGGTTTCCTCAGGAATGCACCCATGGCACTCTAAATATTATATTCGTACAGTTCGTGGCTCTAAAGGAGATCCAATTTCTACATTTTTAAAAGAAGTGGGCATACCAGTAGAAGATGATGTAATGAAGCCAACAGATACATATGTGTTTTCATTTCCTATAAAAGCTCCAGAAGATGCTATTGTAAGAAATGACTTAACGGCTATTGATCATTTAAACACTTGGCTGGTATACCAGAGAGCATGGTGTGAACATAAGCCGTCGATTACAGTTTCAGTTAAGGAAGATGAGTGGATGGAAGTTGGAGCATGGGTATATAAAAACTTTGATGAAGTTTCTGGTATCTCATTTTTGCCTTCTTCGGATCACTCATACAAACAAGCACCATACCAGGAAGTAACAAAAGAGGAATACGAAGACTTGTTGTCTAAGATGCCAAAGTCTATTCGTTGGGAAGATTTATCTTTTTATGAAACCGAAGATGGAACATCTACAAACGCAACTCTGGCCTGTAGTTCAGATGGCAATTGCGAGCTTGTTGATATTTCTGCTTAAAGTAGTATAATGGAATTGGGGTAAAACCCAAAATTCCTGGGCACAAGGCCCAGAAATAGGAGGATCTAATGAAACAAGATCTAAACAATGATGGAAAGGTAACTATGCAAGAGAAAATTCTCGCAGCATTGTCAAGCTATGGTCGCCACTTTTTAGGTGCAACTATTGCTCTTTACATGACTGGAAATACTGACCCAGGAGATTTAATCAAGGGCGGAATTGCAGCATGTCTGCCAGTTATTCTAAAAGCGCTTAATAGCAACGAACCAGCTTTTGGCTTTACAAAAAAGTAATAATTAAATAATGAATTAGGATTGCTCCTATGCTAAAATAGGCATAGGAGTTTTCCTATTTAGGAGTACTAGCAAATGGCAGGACAAAAAAATTTCGAAGTGGATCAAAATACCACTTTTACTTTCATTGTTGAATATAAAGACAATGCAGGAAGCGCAATTAATTTAACTGGCGCTTCTGCTAAGCTGCAGGTCCGTGATACAAAAGGCGGAACCAAATTAGCTTTTACTCTAACATCACCATCTGGTGGAATTACAATAGATGCTCCTAACGGCAAGTTGACAGTTAGGATGACTCCAACTCAAACAAATAAACTGTTTTATCCAAAGTCCTCGTATGACTTAATGCTTACCGATTCTAATTCAATTAAAACAAAATTGCTAGAAGGATTTTTGACTCTTAGCAGGTCGGTAACAATATGACAGAAACAGTAATAGTAACAGAAATCGTAAATGATGTAATTGTATCCTCTCCTGGACCGCAAGGCCCTAGAGGTAAAGGCATATTAAATGGAGCAGGTGCCCCATCAAATAACCTAGGCCTTGAAGGAGACTTTTATTTTAATACCTCTAATAACAATTTATATGGCCCAAAATTATCAGACACCACATGGTCTGGGGCAACAATAATTGATTTAGCTACAACAAGTGATTTAGGGTTTACCTATGAATGGTCTATTGGACAAGTGACTGGACCAGTATCTGGATTATACTCTTTACCAATAATTCATAATTTAGGATTTTATCCAAATGTTACCGTTAAAACTAGCGCTGGAGATGTATTAGAAACAGGCATAGACTATAATAGTATTAACCAAATTACACTGACAATGGCTCAACCATTCGGTGGGACAGCATTCCTGTCCTAAAGGAGAAAAGAAAATGGCAAGATTATTCGTAACTGGCATTAATCTGAATAAGAATGAACTTCAGAATGCTAGAATTCAAAACCTTAGTTCTGCGCCCTCAAGCCCAGTAGAAGGTCAAGTATATTTTAATACCGTAGATAAGATTCTATACTTTTATGATGGAACAAACTGGATTTCTACATCTGGTTCTCTAGAAGTAATTCAAGATGCTATTGGTGCATATGTTTTAGGCGGAACTGGACTAACAGCAACATATAACGACACATCTGGCAACACAACAATAGATTTAGATAACACAACAGTAACAGCCGCATCTTACGGAACAACCGCTGCAAAAACAGCATCATTTACCGTAGATGCACAAGGTAGATTAACTGCTGCAAGCGAACAAGATATTCAAATTGCAACATCACAAGTAACTGATCTTGCAGAGTTTATTGACGACACAGTAGGAGACGCTGTAGCTGGACTTGTAAAAGAAGGCGAAGGCATTGATGTAACATATGATGATACCGCTGGAACTCTTACAATTGCTGCAGAAGATGCAACTTCTAGCAACAAGGGTATTGCATCATTTAACTCTACAGATTTTACAGTAACAAGTGGAGCGGTAACATTAAACGCTGAGCGTGTAGAAGATATCGTAGGAAATCTTGTACTTGGTGGAACAGGAATTGATGCCACATACACAGATGGAGCAGGAACATTATCAATTGATATTGATTCAACTGTAACTACAAATTCTGGAACACAAACACTTACAAATAAAACATTAGGATCAGGTACAGCTCTTAGCGCAAACCTAGACGCTGGTACAAACAAGATTACAAATCTTGGCGCACCAACATCTTCAACTGATGCCGCTACAAAAGCATACGTAGATGCTGTTTCTGAAGGATTGCATGTTCATCCAGCAGCTAACGTATATGTAGCAGCAAACGTAGATATAGCAACAGCTTTAGAGGCTGGAGATTTAATTGACGGAGTAACTCTTACAGAAGGAATGAGATTACTTGTTAATGGACAAACAACTCAATCTCAAAATGGTATTTATGTAGTTCAAGCATCTGGTGGACCACTTCGTGCAGCAGATTTTGATACTGCGGTAGAGGTAGATAGCGGAGACTTTATATTTGTATCATCTGGAACCAGCTATGCAAATACTGGATGGGTTCAAACCTTAAAACCAGCAACAATTGGAACAGATGCAATAAGCTTTACACAGTTTTCTGGAGCTGGAACATATCTAGCTGGAGACGGATTAACATTAACAGGTACAACATTTAGTGTAGATGTTACTCCAAGCTCAGGAAGCGCAAGCTTAGAAGTTGTAAACAATGCATTAGCAGTAAAAGCAAACACTAATGATGGTCTAGAAATAACAGCAAGTGGACTTGGAATCAATAATGGAGCAGGTCTTACATTTTCTGGTGGAGCATTAGTATTTGATACCGCAAACGGATATGGAACAAGAAAGTTAGCATTTAATGTAGGAAACGCATCAGCAACTTCTTACTCATTAAACCATGCTCTTGCAACAAGAGATATAACAGTTCATGTTTATGAAAATGCATCTCCTTATGCACAAGTAGAAGCAGATGTAGAGCATACAGACTCAAATAACTTAACAGTCAAATTTGCTTTAGCCCCAACAACGGATCAATATAGAGTCGTAATAGTAGGTTAATCGTGGCTAAAAAATTTTTAACTCCGATTACGCCACCAGCTCTGAGTTCAGACCCTAGTGGAGGAACAGCAGGTTCTATTTACTATAACACTGTTGCTGGCGCATTAAAAATTTATAATGGCACAACATGGTCATTACTAACTGGTTCAGGTGGCGGAGAAACTAGTGCTATAGAAGTACTAGACGAATCTCCAGCATCTCCATCACAAGGCAGAATATATTTTGACTCGGCAGAAAATACAATTAAAATTTGGAACGGTAATATCTGGTATGATGTTGCTGGTCCAAAAGAAATGTTAGATCACCAACACTTTGCAGGTGAAGGATTTGTTAGATACGCAGTTTATGGCGGATATGTTGAAGATGCAAATGTGGTTTTTATGGATGGCGGAACATCGACATCTACATTTACTAATGATATAATAGATGGAGGAGCGTCCTAAAATGGCAGTTAGAATTCAAATACGTAGAGATACCTCTACAAATTGGTCCACAAACAACCCTGTACTATACCCAGGTGAAATTGGTATTGAAACAGATACTAATAAATTTAAAATTGGTCCAGCCGTAAATTCCCCAGCAGTTGCAACTGCTTGGAATAGCATTATTGCATATTCAAACGTAGTTCCAGAAGATTTAGAAAACACATTAGATGAATATATTTTAGCTGCAGACCTAGGAGTTGCAGATGGCCCAGCAAAATTAGATGTTGATGGAAATTTATTAATTCCAGCATCTAGCATTATAATTGAAGGTTCATCAGCAGATGCTCATGAAACAACCTTAACAGTAACAAATCCCACAGAAGATAGAACAATCACTTTTCCAAACGCTTCAGGTACTGTAGCATTAGCAGAAAATGTAGCAGCATTATCAGGAGCAACATTTACAGGAAACATTAGTGTTCCTACAGCAATTACGTTTGAAGGCGCAACAGCAAATGATTTTGAAACAACTATCCAGGTAACAGATCCAACTGCAGATAGAACAATTACTATTCCAGATGTAGGTGGAACAATTATAACAACT